ACCATACTGGTTAAGAGCGAGTTTGGCGGCCGCTACGTCACGAGCCACATCAACCGTGGCGATGTTCGTGTTCGTGTAGGCAACTGCACGAGTCTGATCGGAGATGGTGAAGGGAGTCGTTGCATTCCAGAGAAGATCGGAAACCCGCTTCTCGTGGGAGAGCTTCAACTGACGGAGCAAGAACTTGGCGGTTTCGCTCTCGTAGGAGAAGAAACGCGACAAATCTGCAACGCTGGAATCGTCTAGCAATTCCTCTAGGCCGTATTCGTCCGTGCTATAATTTGACGATGTGAACGACCTAATTCCTCTTGAATAGCCCGAACCAGCATCACGAGCCGTTGCATTGTTGGTCAGCAACTCTGCACCAGCCAACTGAACTTTGAGGTATGTTCCAGCCTTTGCTTCGACATTCTGCAAAGGAAGGAGTTGTGCTCCGATCAAACCGACATCGGCTTGAGGGGCTTCAATGAGGGCTTGGTTTAGGTCTGCCCGAATAGTTGAACCGCCGCTAATGTAACTCATTTTTTATATTCTTTCTGGGTTGGTTAAATTACTGGGTTAAAGGAACTGCAACCTCGATGACTGCATCAGCAAGAGCAGTTTCGAGAGCAACTCCAACAACGCCGACATTGGCCGCCGCTGTGGTCACAAGGCCAGAACCAGTCGTAGCAACGAGGTTGCCAGCGGTGATTCCGTACTCGGAAGTTGCAAAGAAGGTTGGGTAGAACAGCTTGACTGCTCCGTTGTCGCCAGCCGCCACATCGCTAATGGTAGAACCAACGCAACGAGCAGAACCGGAAACAGCCGCACGAGCCGTGCCGTCCGTGTGAATCTCAACGAATCGGTAAGCCGAAATCGCAGAGGCGAAGTTAAAGGTGCGTACTGCACCGCCGTCAATGTTTGTAGCCATTTTAGTATTATCCTTTGTTTAGAGTTTGGTAATACCACGAGACAGAGCCTCGGAGTACTCCTTGGGGTTGGACAGCATCACGGCTTTCATCGCCTTGAGCTTGCTTGTTCCGTAGTCGCTATGGGCGGCCACGAGAGCTTCAAAAGTTTTGGGTTCTTCCTTTTTCTCGGAAGGAACTTCGATTGAAGGGGAGGCGGGGATGGGCTTAATGCCGAACTCGGTCAAAACTTTCTTCACGACTTCGCTCATCTCCTCCTTGGTCTCCTCTTTCTCATCTTCATCTTCTTTTTCGATGACGATCTTGGGAGCTTCCGAGGCCATCTCCTCTTTCTTTTCCTCATCCTTGGGTTTCATCGCCTCTTCCAAGGCGGCGAGACGAACTTTAATTTCGTCCATATCTTTTTTGTAATCTGTGTTTTCCATATTGGTTTTGTCCTTTTTGTCAAGTGGAGCTTCCTCCACGGCTTCTTTGGCTACGGCTGGGATGCTCTTGCCTCCCTGAACATAACCGAGTTTTTCCATAAACTTAACCATCTCCTCGAACAATCCGTTCGTGGCGGCTGGGCTGGAAACTAAATCAGCAGAGGCGATGCTCTGGGGGCGAATGTAATCCTTGCCGTCAATCCTCTCGGACTCATTCACGAAAGCTAATGAAATCCCAAACTGGTCTGGGGCTTCGGAGGCCATCTCTTTGATTAGGCCGTAGTGGGGGGAGTTGCGGAGTAGGCGAAGGTCGGCAACTAGCTTATCTCCCTCAATGCGGGGGTTTCTGGCGAACCCGCAAACTGCCTCCAAACCAGAGCCGTGATTCATCTTAATTTTCAAGCCATTCTTGGCTTTCTGCATAATTTTTAGGGCGGTCTCTAGGCTTGTTTTATCCACGAAAAGGTCGTGTCCTTTAGCCTCTCCCACCTCCAAAATGCTCACCCCGCCTAGCTCCATTTCCTCCATCTCCTCGTCCCTATAAGTAGAATAGGCAACCGCCGCCCTTTGTTGTTCGTCTGGAAAGTCGCTGATAGCTTGCTCGTCACCCATAAAGCGGGAAACAAAGTCTTGCTCGGATTCGTCTGCGGAAGGTAGGGGCAAAGGCATAAATGCCTAGATTATGTCAAAGGAGATCGCCATCTGCCGCTCGATATGACTTCTTGACCTCACCCCCACCAGCCATCTTGAGAAACTTGTTCACCCTTGCCATCGCCCAAGCGTTCCTTGAGTTGGGCTTTCCCCCGGTAATTGTTGGCCTAAAGCTAGTCGAGAACGCACCCGCCCCCCTACGAAACACTTTCTTCAACGCTCCAAGGGTGGGGGCTTTCCTTGATGGGTGCTTGTCCTTGAACTCGGCAATCTTGTTCTTCAATGCCTCCTCGTTCTCGGCTGAAATCTCAATGTCGCCAGCTTTGCTTCTTGTGGATGCTGTGCCTTCGGGGTTCTCCTTTGAGCCCTTGATTCGTTCCTTGGGAGGGGCTGGGGTTTGGGAGACTGGTCGGGCTAGTTCTTCTTTCTTATCTGTAATCGGCCCGCCCACAATCCAAGCGTCACAAGTCCTTTTGGCCGCACACTTAAAGTCAAAAATCTCGCAGTAACCGAGATCGCCACCAATAGCCACCTCGTTTGCGTCCTCTCCGATGCCCTTCTTAATGCACCCCAGAACCTTGCTCCTCTGGTCAAAAGCCGCACAATTACCGCAAAGCATTTTCTTGGCCGTTGCTACATCGCCTTGGAACTCGTCTGCCTTGGCTTTCCAATAAGCATCGTTTGGCTCGTTCGGATTGGCGGGGCCGTAGTTTGCATCGTCCACGGCTGTCTGCCTATTGGCTAGATTGGTCTTGATGTCTTGGGTTGCGATTGGGCAAGAGGCTGGTTCTGCTAGTTCTTCGTCTCGTATTGGCGAAAATCCATCAGCCCCGGAATCGATTAATCTTTCTTCTATTGGCATTTGCTTAATACTCCTCAACATCTATTTCAAACTCTAGCGTATTCTTTTTTCTTCTTGGTTCTCCTATTAAACGCAGTCTCTTCCCGCGAGTCAATACAAACTCTTCCTCAAAACTTTCTACCGAAACACCCTGCAAGGCTTTAAGGTTTTTAGAAGACTTTAGGGTCATAAATACAGAAACAGGCTCTTTTGTTTTCGCAAACGAAAAGAAGGCGGCTTGGTTTGGATCGGGGGTAAAGGATGTTAATGTTCTATTTGTCGTTTGACCACCCCTCAATCCCTCAAAAAAGCGGTTTGCGTCCTCTTCTGACTTTAGCGAAAGACCTCGGTACATATCTGTTTTTTGCGTTTGAGACGATTGTTTATTAATAAGGGAGATTATTCTTTGTCCTTCTTGTCCTTCTGGATTTGTGTTTATTTCCCTGAAGCGACTTCCAGTAAAATCCTCAAATAGCTTTTTATCGTTTTTGTCTGATTTTATGGTTTTTGCCCATTCGACTGCTTTTGCGTCTGGTGCTTGTGATTGAGCCGTGCCCTTCTTAATTTTATCTGAACTAGGGATTTCTTTCTTTGATTTTTCTGGGCTTTTAGGTGGTTGTTCTTTTTGTTTTTGGATTGTTGGCCTTTTGTAATCCTTGGGGAATTTCCCACCGGGTCGGGTTGGGGTGTATCCTCCCTTGAGTGGGGGTCTGCCATATCCTACGGCACACTTGTTGTCTGGCCCGAAAGTACCACCCTCATCTTGTCCACAATCTCTGCCAGCAACGAACTCTGTTTTCTTGTCCCTAGCTTCCATTTGCCCAACGACTTTCCTTGCCCAAGCATAACCAGCATCCCCTCCCCATCCATTCCACGCTTGCCATCCCTTACCCTGCTCGTCCCAAGTTGCACCCTTCTTGTCTACTTCGTGCCTATCGAAAAAGGCTTTCATTCTGCGAACTGTGTCGGGAGACATCTTCACCCCATTGATCAAATCCCTCGCCCTAGCGATGCCTACTGGGGTCATCCCTCGTTGGCTGGCTGGTTTGCCTTCCCGCACATCCAAGGCTCTTTTAGCGGCCTCCCTAGCTCCTTCTGGTGGGGTAAAATCAATCCCATCGTATTTCGCCAACTCAATCCCCCCCATCATCCCTTGAATCAGCATCTTAATAGATGCGGGGTCGAGGCTTTCAAGAACTTTTTTTTTAGCTTCTTCGTTGCCTATTTCTTCTAGGATTGCTTTTAGCTCGGAAACCAAAGAGTTAAGTTTATCGTTGTTTTTTTCTGCATTTGAGATTTCGGATTCAATTTTCTCGTCTGACTCAATCTCATCGCCTTCTTCAAAATTCTTTTCTAGGGAACTGCTCCTTTTTGTTGAGACAACCGATCTTTTTGCTTCTCTTTCCTCTTTTCGCTTCTTGTATTTCTCTACAATAGCCTCTTGTCTTTTTTTGGATTTCTCTGCAATGGCCGCAAGTTTTTTGTCTAGGTCTTCCTGAATTTTTACTTGTCTTTGCTTGCTCTCTTGTATCATTTCTTCTGCAACCTTATCAATCGCCGCTATTTTAGCGTCATAATCCGTTGTTTTGGATGCTATTTTTTGATTTAGGTCTGATATTTGCTTCCGAATGTCCGCTTCTCTTTGTTTAGACTCGACTACTTTTTGTTTAAGATTTTTTAATTTTCTCTCCCTCTTTCGTTCCTCATTCCTAACCTCTTCATCTGTTCCCTCAATCCTATCCCTATATCTTTCCTTTGGTTCGGAGTCTTGACCGCCCGCACCTCCTCCGCTCGAACAAGTATTGCCTTCCTTGAATCCGCCCGCACCAGTTCCGCAATCCAGTCCTACCTCTTGACCATCGCCATCAACCGGGTCTTCTGGAATGGGTTTTTGATCTCCCCCTATATCCTCATCACTTTCTGGGCTATCCTTTGCTGGGATAATTGGATTAACCGAAGGTGCTTCGGGTTTGGTCTGGGTGGGTTTTGGTGGAACAATATCTGAAATCGTCTCTGGGTCTACGCCATACTTCTCGGACAAATCCTTAATCAGCTTCGCCTCAATCGCTCTTTGCCTCATAGAGCTTTCAAAATCTTGTCCTCGCTCTGCGTAGATGTCGGCGGCGGTGCGAAGGCCAGTCTTGAACTCGGAGATTGCGGAAGCGGATTCTCTGCCCAAATCAATCGAGACATTCGCCCCGAAATTAAAAATGCCCCTAGCCGTTCTGCTCCCAACATTGTTCTCAATCAATCCCCTTGCAACTCCATCGGCAATAACGATGTTCTTAATCGGGCGAAGCACCTTATCATCTAGTAACTTCTGGTATCTGCGGAAGGTTCGTCCGGCTTGTTGCATCTCAAGGCGGGCGGTCGGGCCACTCATAGCGGAAGGGTCTACGGCGAAGCTGTAAGGAATGCCAAGCCCAAGGCAAATGTTCCTCAATAGAATCTTGTGGAACTCGGCGAAAGCACCAGAGGGTCGGCTCGGCCCATCTGGGAACACGATGTCCTCACCGGGTTCTAAGTAAG